GTTTTAAAGCATGAAATTTTTCGCTTAAGCTCATGTCCATGGTGGGAGTGCTTTTAATTCTTTGCCCGTCCTCACTCATTTCAGTAATACCCAATCTTTTTCTTAGATGTTTTTCTAGTTTGTCATCAGGGGTTAATATTTGGGCGTTTGTTAAAACATTTAGTATATCTGCCAACTCTTTTCCTGCCTTATCGCTTATCCCAGAAAATTTTAATGTAGGGTATTTATCTCTAGGACCAAAATTCATTTTAACTAACTCGGGAATAAGATTTTTATTAATTTGATCAGCTATCTCATTTGCTAAAAATTGTAGACCTGTTAAAAAGAAGTCACTTAGATCATTAGATAATGCATAGGCACCGGATCCACTCATACCTAACTCTAAAAAGTTAGCTAAAAAGGCTTTAACCATTCTTTTGTCTTCGTTCTCTATAGAAGTCTCAACTTTACTAGGATCATAAGTGTTAGTTCTTAGATCTATATCAAAACCCTCTGGCTTAATAAGATAGTTACTTTGATGGGTAGTATATTTTTCTAAGGCGGTTATTAATTTACTATATTGAGTCGAAGCCTGCCGCCCTTGAGGAATTGTTGCAATAGGAGTTGGGACTGCAAACTTCTCTATTCCAATAGCGTTGATTTTGTTAAAGTTATTTTTACGCCACCAATTACCATAACATGGTCTAAGAGCGCTTATACCCTCATAGTTTGATCCTTCTCTATTAAGAGTAAAGAGTAGTAAATATTTAGCCGGAATAGTTACCTGTCTTCCCACTTCACCAAAGGCTAACTGGTCAACGCTTAATAAATCTCCACTATCATGGTCTAGGTTCCATCGTTCAATTGTTTTAGGACTTCTCCATGAAATATTTTTTACTCCGGTATAGCTATCAAGAATCTTGTTACCTTCATCGTCATAAATAGGTTGATTAATAAAGTTTTTATGAGTGACTTCAAACATTGCAAAACCAAACTCAATCATGGTCAATGCCTCTGCTAAAAATCTAGGGAAAGGAGTCGCCATGGATTCAAATAATATCTTTTCAATTAGTCGAGCATCATTTTTATATTCAAAATCATCTCCGGCTGCGTGAATTTCTGCCGATGCACTTTTAATAGGGTTTTTAACGGCACTAAGACACATGATAACTTGAGGGTCACTTCTTCGCATTTTATCAAATACGTCAGCCCGCTCATTATTTCTTAGTGCGTCTAAATATTCCTCTTCAAAATAGCCGCCATAATTTTCGGTACCGCTGGACCCAATAGGTGTTGAGTGAAACGCAGGCAATTCCTTATTTTCTTCGGACTCTAGTTTATCCTCTTCTTTTTTATTTAAAAAATTATCAAAAAATCCCATAGTCTCACCACTCGTTTATAAAGTTATTGTTGCTTATATCATTCGGAATAAAATCATCCGTAAATTCGTCAACTCTTTTAAAAGCTAAATAATTAAATGCACCACTTAAAGCGTCTATTATATCATCGTGAGCCACTTCGGGGAAGTTCTCACTCTCAAAATAAAACTCTTCTTTGTTTTTGCAGCTTTTTAAAATTTTTATATTGCCTGCCTCAGCCTGCGCACTAACAGCTTTAGAA